AATCAACCGACTTTAAGCAAACTCAAACCGAGCAAGATAGCCGCGTTGGCATGCTTATGCGCCAATTTGCTGAGCACCCAAGCGAATCGCTCACCCCTGCAAAATTAGCGCAACTACTCAAAGAAGCCGACGCAGGTAACTTAGCGGCCATGGCTGATTTAGCAAAAGACATGGAAGACAAAGACGGCCACTTGTTCAGTGAACTAGCTAAGCGCCGCAGAGGCTGGCTTAAGTTTGATTGGTCAGTAGAACCGCCACGTAATGCCACCCCACAAGAAGAAATAGACGCCGCAGCAATACAAGAAATATTAGAAGATGCGACCTGGCTAGACGACCTACTATTTGATTGTAGTGACGCAATACTAAAATCGTTTTCGTGTAACGAACTGAGTTGGGCATTTGACGGCGGTGAGCATATTATTACCGGTTACGAATTTCGCGACCAAAACCTATTTCAAACCCACCCCGACAACCGCAATCAGCTCATGCTGCGCGACAATAGTTATACAGGCCAAGCGCTTAACCCATTTGGTTGGTGTGCGCATGTGCACCGCAGTAAATCGGGTTATATACACCGCACTGGGTTAACATCAACCGTGGCATGGCCGTACTTATTTAAAAACTATTCAATCCGCGACCTAGCTGAGTTCCTAGAGATTTACGGCCTACCACTGCGTTTAGGTAAATACCCGAATGGTGCAAGCGACGATGAAAAATCAACCCTGTTACGTGCAGTGCTTAGCATTGGCCATAACGCAGGCGGCATTATTCCCAAAGGCATGGAAATAGAGTTTCAAAATGCCGCCAACGGGCAATCAGACCCATTTGAAGCCATGATCAAGTGGTGTGAAAGCACCCAAAGTAAAGCAGTGTTAGGTGCAACGCTCACCAGCCAAGCCGACGGCAAAAGCAGCACCAATGCGCTGGGTAACATTCACAAAGAAGTGCTAGAGGACATAACGCAGAGCGATTTAAAACAAGTAGCAAACACTATTACGCGCGATATTATTTACCCTATGCACGCGCTTAATTCTAAAAGCTACTCAGGTACGCGCCGTATTCCACGCTTTAAATTTGATATTAGCGAGGCCGACGACATCTCATTATTAGCGCCTGCGCTTAAAATACTCACCGAAGTTAACTACCCAATTCCGGCAAAATGGGTAAGCGAAAAAACTAAAATACCACTACCAGAAGCGGGCGAGGCCATTTTAAGCCTTGCCCCAACAACCCTAACTGAGCCAGCCGCAGCGCTAAAAGGCTTTGCAGTACTTAAATCAGCACCCCCACAAGACAACGCCGATTTAGTTGCCGAGCAGCTGGCCGCACAAGCACAAACCCATCTAAACAGCATGAGCGATGCCGTAACGCAGCTGGTTAAAAACGCTAGCAGCTTAGAAGAAATACGCGACGGCATACTAGAATTAGAGCCACAAATAAGCACTGAGGGCTTTACCGAGCTAATGGCAAAGGCCATGGCAGCCAGCGAATTACTAGGCGCACTTGAAGTGGATGAGGGGCGTTAAATGGCTGTTAGATATGGCTCATTACCATTTGACGATGGTATAAAATTTTTTAGGCAAAAGCTAAATACACCTAGCGCTAGCTGGGATGACGTATGGCAAAGCGCTCACAACCGTGCATTTATGGTGGCTGGCGTTACCAAAGCCGACATGCTCAACGACTTTTACACCTCAGTAAATAAAGCCATAAGCGAAGGTAAAAGCCTAAATTGGTTTCAAAATGAGTTTGACAATATCAAGGCGCGTTACGGCTGGGAGCACAACGGCGAACCCGCATGGCGCAGCCAGTTAATATACGAAACTAATATACGCCAAGCCTATAACGCAGGGCGTGAGGGGCAAATACAAGCGCTTAAATCAAGCCGCCCTTATGCACTGTACCGCCATGGCGATAGCGCAACCCCGCGCGTGCTGCACTTAAAGTGGAATAACCTAGTGCTACCAGTTGATGATCCATGGTGGGACACCCACAGCCCGCAAAACGGCTGGGGCTGTAAATGTAAAAAGCTTAGCTTAAGCGAGCGCGAACTTAAGCGCCGCGGCCTAACCGTAGGCACAGCCCCAGACGAGGGTAATTACAACTGGATAAACAAAAAAACAGGTGAGGAGCATGAGCTACCACGCGGTATTGACCCGGGCTTTGACTACACGCCAACAAATACCCAGCAGCTTACAAGCCAAGTTAAAAAGCAAGTTGCGAAAACGCCCACTTTGCCACAGCGCGCAGCCGCATTGGATGCAACGCGCATAGTGCCATCGGCATTTAGTACCGCTAAAAACGTTACTGCTTTAAAGCTCGATCCGTTATTGGCCCAGTTAGATGATGACGTAATTAACCGCTTAAACGACTTTCTAACCGCCAAAAAAACTAAAACGGTGTTTGTAAAAAACAACGAAATGAGCGCAGGTTCTAAAGCAAATGCCGCCATACGCACTGAAGTAGGCGAGTACTTAGGCGTAGATGACTTTTACGCCCGTATGCAATACGCCACCCGCAACCCTAAACGAGTAGGCGGGTTTACCTCAGTCGGGTTTGAGCACGTAGTGGTAAAAGTAAAAGCCTCACAAAATTTAGCTAAAGTAGACATGCAAGCAGTGCAAGACACCGCAGCGCTTACCGTAAAACTGGCCGCTAATAACGCAGGTAAATACAGTTTTAAGCATAATGGACAAACCTTAAAACGTGATCACACAATATCAAGTACACTTAATGCACTTGATAAAAACGAAGCCCACGCAGTAGTAGCCACATGGTTACACGAACTAGGGCACCAAGTGCATTACTACGCAGGCGCACCAGCGTTTTTAAAAGACGCCTTGCCAGTTACGTATTACGGTGCAGCAAATAAGTACGAAGAATTTGCAGAAGCGTTTACAGCCTGGGCACTGGCACGTAAAGAGCTTGCTAAGTGGCAACCAGACTTAGTAAGTTGGATAGACGAGCTTGTAAAAACGGCGACTAAATCACAGGATAAAAAACGATGAAATTATTAAACCAAGCGCAGCAGCTGCTACAGCAAACCCCTTACACCATCCAAACGTGCCGCGAGTTTGCACAGTTTGAGCAACAAGCCAAAGGGGCCGAGGCCGAGCAAATAGCCGACTTACTCCCCGCGCTTATTGCCGGGCTAGATCAGCAAACGCACCTGCAAGCCTTTGACGAAGGGCTAGTGTAATGGCCGGCGCTCGCATTGATATAAGCACCGAGGGTGCAACGGCTGTTAGTGATGTATTAACTCAGCTGGTAAAAAACCTAGATAACTTAGCCCCAGCATTAGGCAACGTGGGTGAACACTTAATGTTGACTCATCGTGACCACTTTGACGAGCAGCGCAGCCCAGACGGTACACCATGGCAAGCACTTAGCCCCGACTACGCCAAGCGTAAAAAAAAGAACAAAGATAAAATACTCAGGCTAAACGACATACTGCGCGACACCTTCGCTTATAACGTAGGGAACGAATCATTAGAGTTTGGTACAAACATGGAATACGCCGCTATTCATCAATTTGGTGGCACTAGCGATATGATACCCCGTTTAGCTGCCATACCAGCAAGGCCATTTTTAGGGCTGTCGGCTGATGATGAAAAAGAAGTGATTGAGATATTGAGTGAATTTCTGGTTTAATGACTCTCATATAGAATATATAGGAGTTTATATTGTTATGGAAAGAAGAGGATCGTTATTTACCTATGCATTATTTTGCATTTTTTACATTTTCTTAGTTATAGTTTTATTTGGTTTTAAGTACGAATTATCTGTCGGTTCAATTGTAGTAATTAATGCGATAGGGATATCGATTGCCTCCGCGTTTTCAAGGCAAAGTACTCTTAAACTGGTAAACATAGTCACAGGCGTATTACTTTTTATTACAATTATTGCGGGTTGGTTGTTATATTATTTAGGAATAATTTCAGCAGAAAATATTAGCTCTAAGGTAAATAAAATGGATTTTATGTACCAAATTATTGTCACACTTATTTTAATATTATTATCTCCCTTCAGTGAAATGTTTTCAAAAATCACGACACACAATGAATTAGATACGATGAAATTAATTTTTACAAGAACCAAATTGTTCCTGTTAGGTTATTTTTTATTTGCAATATTTTTTAGTCAAATTTACTTAACCTTAGATTTAAATGTTTGTGGCTCATTTAATAAACCACTTTCAGACGATTTAAATGCTTTTTATTTTAGTATTGTCACTCAAACTACTTTAGGGTTCGGGGAGATTACCCCGACAAGCAATTTAACTAAGTTCTTAGTATCGATACATGCATCTATCGGTGTAGTGGCACTTGCTATAATCACGGGGCTTACTTTATCAGTCGGTTTAAAAGAAAAAGAATCGTCTTAAAGCTAATTTAAGCGACGTAAGCAATTTAAGGCTATTGGTTGTCGGTTATTACCTCAAACTTAGCGTACGGAGCAATTTAAACAGGTTTTAAACAGTGTTGAGTATATACCTTTAAGCTGTTTACCATGTAATGGGCGTTTTAATTCCAACAGAACTTGTTCTGTGAAATAATTTAAGTGCTTAAAAGAACATAAATAATTAATGATTAAGGCTTTTAAAAATGTCAGACTGGACAGATATGCTACCTTCTGTGGTTAAAACACCAATAACAATTTACAGAAATAAAAAGTTCCTGCACAAATGGTGGAAAAGATTACAAGTATCAGTAGGCGTTGGGCAGACTAATATTTTAATAACTGGTGCGGCAGGAGCGGGAAAAACTGTTTTAGCAACTTGCTACCATGGTGAAGTTAAAGATATGGAATGGGAAGAACCAGAAACATCAAATGATGTTGAAAATTTGCCTATTACCATAGGAGAATGGACGCAAATTGTTACTGTCCTTCCTGGACAAGATATAAAAGCAAGAAGTATTGGGTTAACTAAAACGCTTCACAAAGGTACTTCAATCGAAGGAATTATTCACGTTGTAGATTTTGGTTTTACATCTATCCGTTCCGAGTTTTCTCAAAAAGCTAGCGTAGAAAATGGAATTGAAACAATTGAGAACCTTCGAAAAGTTAATTTAGAGCGAGAACTTACAGAGTTCAAAAAAATATGTGAGCACATAAAAACAGCTAATAACAATGGTAACGGTCCGAAGTGGCTTGTAATAGCAGTTAATAAAGCCGATCTCTACTTAGATGAGCTTGATGAAGCAAAGAAATACTATCATCAAGACGGACAAGGCCCTTTTGTTGAAGAGTTAAAAAGTTTAATAGGCAATATAGGTAAGCAGAATATAGTTTGTAAAACTATTCCTGTATGCCCTAAGCCAAAACCTTATACTTGGAACGGTGTTGAAATTACACCTCAGTTAACAACATTTAAAGAACCAAGCGAATATATGCGCAATTTTTCTTCAATAATTGCCAAAACATCAGGTGAAGTAACTAATGGATGATATAGAAAACTACAGAATTAGATTAGATGATTTTGAGAAAATAGTAGCTATGGCAGAAGAATCTTCATCAAGATTAGAAACAATTAAAAAAGAATTAGCTCGGTTAAAATTTAAGAGGTACACCTGTATTCTAGTCGGATATGTTTTGATTGTTAGTATATTTTTAGTGGCTTACCTAGGGTTAGTCGATTTCAATTCAATATCTACTCCCATTTTAACAGCGTTGTCAATTAGCGTTAGTGGTTTATCCATTTTCACTTATTATTATTTTGTAAAGAAAGAGACAAATCAATTGCTTGACGATCTAAGTATAGAAGTCGATTCACTTAGGGAACTGTTAGATATCATTCATGATATCGAAAACCACCATATACTTAATCAAAAAGAAAAGCACATTGCTTTGGTTATGTTAAAAATTAGAATTAGAAGGCTTAGGTTTGCGGCCTAACCAATCCAAGTTATTATTAATCTTACATTAGATAAATCGTAAGGTTTAGAGCAAGAACTAATTGCATGAAGTTATATAATATTCCCGAAACACCGCACGGCCAACCAATTCAATTCTAAATCCATACTGAGCACAGATTATTCAAACTGTGCTCAGCCATGAAAAAACCATTTACCCAAACCAGCTTACTTGAGACTGCCCCACTTACATCGGCGCTTGCTGTTTTATCAGCAAACCAGCCGGCTGATTTAGGCTTTGCTGCGTGCCGCTTTGCAAGCGAAATTAACGAGCAAGGTATAAGCGAGCGTGTAATGGTCATGCCCGACGGCTATTTTAACTCTCACGATGGCCGCCCATTCGATGTGCCTGCTAATGCCTGGTTACTAGACCAAGCTGCATATGAGCTGTTAAAAAGCACAGCCAGTACACGCACCAACGACTACCACTTTGACTACGAGCACCAAACCCTTCACGCCGAAGAAAACGGCAAGCCTGCACCTGCTAGCGGCTGGTTTGACCCATCCGATTTAGAGTATGTGCCAGGCGAGGGACTTTATGCCCTAAATGTACGCTGGACACCTAGCGCCCGCGCTCACCTTAAAAACGACGAATACCGCTTTATAAGTCCTGTTTTTCATTACGACAAACAAACAGGCCGCCCAACCAAATTACGCCACTTTGCCTTAACCAACGACCCAGCGGTAGACGGCATGGACAAAGTAGCCGTTTTAAAAAGCGCTTTAACCAACACTAAAACCAATCCAGATAATGGAGATACCCCCATGAACGCAGCTCAAAAATTGCTGAGCTTGCTAGGTATAACTGTGGATGGTGAAAAAATCACCGATGCAGATTACACCCAAGCAACAACAGCCCTCACTGCTTTAAAAGCTAAAGCCGATGAAGCCGAAACCCTTACTAATCAGCTAAGTAACGCAAACGATGCCGTTGCCGCACTTAAAGCCAATAGCCCTAATGAGGTTAATTTAGCTAAGTACGTACCGGTTGAAACCTATAACGCATTGCACACGCAAATGGTGGCACTTAAAAGCACCAGTGCTACGCAAACAGTTGATCAAGAAGTAAGTAAAGCTAAACAAGATGGCCGCATCATTGCCAGTGAAGAGGAATATTTAACATCACTGGGTAATCAGCAAGGTATTGCCGCGTTAAAAGCGGTGTTAGATGCCCGTTCACCTATTGCAAGCTTAACCGCTCAGCAAACTACTCATGCACCTAAGCCAGAAAGCGATAAAGACGGCTTAGCAGCACTCACAGCAGAAGACAAGTATGCCGCAGACCAATTAGGTATGAGCCATGCTACTTATGCAAAAGCTAAACAGGAGCAAAACTAAT